TGGGGGTGCGGGTAGTAGTGGTTTGAATATATCTAGTCATGGATTGTATTACGCTTCTGGCTTGGTGGCTGCGGGGGAGTGGATTTATATTGGTGAGTATGACGCTAGACATTATAGACGAGTGCTTAGAAGAAATTTAAATACAGGTGTAGAAGAAGTTTTAGGCAATAGTAGTGGTACAGGAGATTTAAAATCTGGGACAGCCACCATTGACAGAAATGGTTACAGGCATTGGTTGTTTTATGATGAAATCAATGATCGTGTTATTTATGCAGCCTATTATAATTCTAACTTTATTGTTGTTGAAGATGCTTCCACATCTTCTCCCGAATTAGTTTGGTGCGACATGGGAGATGTAGGTGTTGGTGACGATGGTTACGAACAAGGATTCTTTTGTCCTGATCCTGTTAATTCTCCTAATCGTTTTTGGATTGGGGCGAATAGCAGAGCGGTTGATGTTGATATTACCCCATGTATGAGTGGCAATACTGCCACTATTCATAATCAAGTATATTTCAATAATGTCGATAATATTGTATTCGAGGCACTTATGCGTTTCGGATCAAAATACCAAAAGACATCAGGAACTCCTATGGATAAGATACCAAGTTACTCTAACTTCATAAGAATTCATAGCGATAGGGGCTGGGCGCAAATGGGGGGATTCATTGATCCTGATAATAATAAGTGCCATAGTTTTCGGAGAAGAGATAGCCTTACAGAGGATACTTCAACAGGTGGCCGAGGAAATTCTTACCGATCAGATTATGGTTCAGGGGCAGTATTAATGTCTTCCGCTAATGGGACAAAATATTGGGTTCAAATGGGGTATGGAGCTGACGGGCATTCATTTAAGATTTGGGAAGAAAATGATAATCCATTTGAATTAATTGGGAACTGGGAAGCTAAGTGGGGGACATTTACACTGGATAATTCAGCCAATATAGATCAAGTATTTGTGATTAATACAGAGAATCTGTATATACCTTCTAATTGCACTGCAATTATATATGTATCTAACAATAACGGAAGTACTTGGGAGACATATGATAAGGATTCTACTACATCACATGTTTTCTCTTCTGTTGGGACACAGCTTCAGGTTAAGCTATCATGCACTGGTCACCCAGATAAAGCTCCTTATTACGTGGGTTATAAAGGCGATATGACGGTAGCTTTAAACTCACTCCACGCAGCAGCGAAAGACTCCAATATTAAATTTAAGATAAATAGAAAAAGGCTAAGACACTAATATCATGGCAACAGTAACTTCATCAAAAAGGCAACTAACACATACCTCTAATACTTACGAAAGTAATGGAGATGTTACGATAGGTGGTAATTTAAATATCAATGGTACTACTACGACTATTGATACAGCTAACCTATTAGTTGAGGATAAGAATATTATTATAGGTGATGTATCATCTCCTAGTGATACTACAGCAGATGGTGGTGGTATTACCTTGAAAGGTGCAAGTGATAAAACGATTAACTGGGTTAATTCAACAGATTCTTGGACATCGAACCAGAGATTTTCTGCTCCTAATTTAACATTAACAGGCTTAACCACTTCTTCAGAAACAACTGCTTTGCTTATTAACGGTAGTAATCAGGTTGTTAAAAGAACTCTTGGATCTAATGCATTTAATAGTACTTCATTTTTAACTAGTTATACTGAAACAGATACACTAGCTACTGTAACAGGTAGAGGTAACACCACATCACAAGCTATTACTATTACTAATCAGCTTAGTACTACTGACACCATTTTTGCTAGAAAAGATAATGTAAGTAATTACACTAACGCAAACATTAGATTGGATTCTTTTGGCGGTAGTAGCTCAACAGTAGGTATAGGTTTCCATATCTCTGGTCAAATTGGGAGGTATCTAAGAATGAATTCTTCGGGCGTATTAGCTTGGGAAGGTTCTACAGTTTGGCATGCAGGTAACGATGGCACTGGTACTGGATTAGATGCTGACTTACTTGATGGTAATCACGCTTCAGCTTTCGCTACAGCTTCTCACTCCCATGCTGCATCCGACATTACTTCGGGGACGTTAGCTACCGCACGTATCCCAAGTCTCGCTGCTTCTAAGATTACTAGTGGGACATTGAGCACTGATCGTATACCTGACACTTTAGAGTTAGGAGACACGGATAGCACGGCTCAAGGTATATTAAAGCTTAGTGCATATGTAGCGAACAAAGAATCCATACTTCAAACCACAAATGGTAATCTACACATAGATTCTGCTGCGGGGCATCAAACATACATTAACTATTACACTGGTAGCGGAGTTACATTTGGTAATGGAAATACGGGAGCTTCTGGAGCATCTATTAGCACAGGTGGTATCATCTACGCTACTGGTGGTAACTCAACAAACTGGAACACCGCATACACAGACCGCAACAAGTGGGATGGTGGATCGACAGGGTTAAATGCTTCTACAGGTCGTGCATCTTTAGGTCTCGGAAGTGCTGCGACTTCTAACACTTCAGCGTTTGCAGCAGCAGGTGATGAAAACATCATTGATGGTGCAACATCTATTTGGAATGCTGATGGCGATGGCGATGTATTTACTTACAATGATTCAAACCCAACACATAATAGTAAAGGTACTGGAGCTGTAATTTATATTCGTGGAGATGGTACAAATGACCATTCGCTTGTAAGAGCAGGTATATTCACATCCGATCATGTTTCTACTGCTAATGGATATTATGTTGGAACTCTTTTGGGTACAAGTAATTCTACTACTACTCAGGTAATCAATAATTCTGGTGAGTGGACAGGGGCTGTAATATCTTCAGCGAAACTTGATTCTGATACAGCACACCTTTCTGGAGGTCAAACATTTACTGGAACTAAGGCATTTAACAGCAGTATTGTATTTAACAATGATAGCACTGGAGTAGAATTTTATAGTGACAATGCTTTAAAGAAAGTTAATGGAACTGGTATGGTTCTAACAACTGATTCAACTCGTGCCCTTGATATTCTATTACAGTTTGAACGTGGAAGCGGTGGTACAAAATATAAAGCTTTCCATGATGGTTACCATCCAAATGCTGATACACTCACTACTGCTCGTACAATTGCTGGAACGAGTTTTAACGGATCTGCAAACATTAATATTAGTTATAACAATTTAACTAATAAACCGACAATACCTTCTGCTTACTCATTACCTGCTGCATCTTCTTCGACAAGAGGTGGCGTTAAGATTGGTTACTCAGAGAATGGCAAAAATTACCCTGTCGAAGTTTCTTCGGAGAAGATGTATGTCAACGTCCCTTGGACGGATACGAATACCAACACAACGTATTCTGCTGGTAACGGTATCAGCTTAAGTAGCACAACATTTTCTGTAGCTGCTGGTGGTGGCCTGACTCAAACTTCAACTGGCCTATCTCACACAGACACTTCGTCCCAAGGATCGGTAAACAATAGTAACGGCACAGTCATTCAAGATATTACTCTTGATACTTATGGTCATATTACAGGTCTTGGTTCTACTAACTTAGATGACAGATATGCAAGACGTTATGAGGGTTCTGCATCTAATATATCAAATTCTGGCTACACGACAGTAGCAACAGTTTCTGGTGGTGCATTAATGAGCGCAATCAGAATGACTGTTGCTGGTACTGCAAACGGTGTTGTGGTTGCAAACATCTTAGATATTATAGTTAATCATTATCAAGATATTCAAGTTGAAGTACTTTCTGGTGTTTATACTAGATTATTCGTTAAAATCATTAGTAATAATAATGATTCTTATGCAATTCAAGTTAAAACTAATAATGCTACCGCAGTTACATTATCTTTTAATATCTTAGCATTACATGAAGAAACAGTCACGTTTACTTCTTCACATTCTTATACGGGTGCAACTTTAGAAGTTGATTGTGAAGCTGGAAAAGTTATCAAAGGGACTGGTGGTGATAATGGTGATCTTAAATCACACGGTGTTTTCAGAGGAAATGGTTCTGGTTTAACATCAGTGGATGCTGACTTACTTGATTCTCAAGAAGGATCTTATTATCGAAATGCAACCAACTTAAATGCTGGTACTATAGCGGCAGCTAGACTGTCTACTGCCTCAACACAGCCACCGAATGATAATTCAACAAAGATCGCTACTACGGCTTATGTTCAGACAGAGATCGGTGATTTGATTGGTGGCGCACCAGCCGCATTAGACACTCTCAATGAATTGGCAGCTGCCATAGGGGATGATGCCAGTTACGCTTCATCTATAACTACTGCATTGGCAGCGAAAGCTCCTTTAGCAAGCCCTTCATTAACAGGGGCTGTTCTTGTTACAGGAAGTGGTTCCAGTGGAAACGCATTTGAGGTAAGGAGAGGAAGTGATAGCGCACAAGCTTTAAGAATTCAGAATACGGGTGAGGTAGTAGTTACCAATAACTACCTATACGCTGCTTCAAGTGGCACTTCTCTGTATGTCCAGAATAGTGCTGTATTTAGGGGATCAATTTCTAATGATGGTTCCAACGAACCCGTAAATATCGGAGATGATTTATACGTATCTGGTGATTTAACAATTGGTAGTGGAAGTAGCCAATCTAACCTCCACATAAAAAAAGCAGATAATGATGTTTCTGATCATATTGTTTTCTATAATGGAACAACTCGTGTTGGTGAGATTGGGGTTGAAGATACGTCTTGGTTGAGGATTAACCAAGAGACTGCTAAAAATATATATACTCCAAGATACATTCGTGCGGATGGCGGGTTCTTTGTTGATGGAGCGTCTAAAGGTATTAATGGATCTGGCAACTTTGTTGGAGGAACAATTACTGGAGCGAGTGATGCAAATGTAAGTAACTGGAACACCGCATATGGATGGGGTAATCACGCATCTGCTGGGTATGTAACCACCTCTAACGCACAAACAATATCTGGCGTAAAGACGTATTCTAGTAGGGGTGATTTTACCAACGCCGATGGATTAAGAACTAATCAAGTAAGAACATATAACGGACAACAGCTTGTATTAAACGCTGGAGAAGCTAGTGCTTACTTTACTGGACAAATAAATGAGCTTGTATATTTAAATGCTGAATCTGGCATCCAGATAAATTCATCTCCTGATAACTGGAGCAGTGGTTGGGCGGGTAGAAAAACTACAACAATTAACGATGCTAATGGTGATTCATCCTTTAGTAGAAACATTACACTAGGTGGCACAGTTGATGGTAGGGATGTAGCTTCTGATGGATCTAAGCTGGATGGCATTGCTTCTGGTGCTACGGCTAATACTGGAACTGTAACCAGCGTTACTGTAAATACAGCAGCGGGATTAGATGGGGGTGGAACATCTATTACTTCTTCAGGCACAGTCAACCTAAGTCTAGATTTATCAGAACTAACTGATATGACTGGTGCTATCAACACATCTGAAGATGAATTGATTCTCCTAGATAACGGTGCAGAAAGAAGAAAACGTTTCAGCGAGATATTTGGGTCAAATGCTTATAACTCTACTACGATTCCTACTAATAACAACCAGCTCACTAACGGTGCTGGTTACGTTACGACTGACACCAATACAACATACACTGCTGGTAGGGGGTTAGATCTCAGTGGAACTGAATTCCAATTAGAGACTGACCTTAGAGATAGTATTAATCTTATTGGATTAGATAGTAATGATTACCTTCAGTGGTCAAATAACAGTTATCTTAGGTCGGTAGTCGCTGGAGTAGAAAGATTTAGGGTCAATACTTCTGGCATTGATGTTACGGGAACCGCTACTGCTAATGCATTTAGAACTGATACGGGTAACACTGATTATAACGTAATCAGTAGGAATGGCACTAGCACCACTTTATGGGTTCAAGCGGCTCAATCAGGAAGTATTCAAGGCATCGCATCATTTAGATATGGGTCGGCTACTGTCAACCAAGGAACTGAAGTATGCGCAATCAGAAGAAACTCAAGCTACTTCATTAACACGAAACTTGGAGTCGGAACAACTAATCCAAGTACATCCCTTGATGTGAGCGGAACCATCCACCAGACAATCTACAACGCGACAAATTTACCTTCTGCTTCTCCAGCAGGTCAAAGAGCGTTTGCTTACAGCTTCTATCCTTTAGCTACTTCTCATGGATCTGTTGTAAGTACAAATGGTAGCTACGTCATTCCAGTATACTCTGACGGAAGTAGTTGGAGAGCAGGTTAATATTGAAAATAAAATCAAAAAAACTATAATATATTATGCCAATTACAAAAGAAACACCATTAGTGATATCAGCAAAAGCTGAAAAAACTCTTCCGCATACATGGGTATCAGAACTTGTTGTTAATGCTCCTAATGCCTCAGATGGTTACATGAGCTTAAAGCTTACTGCATTTGATTCAGATTCTGATGAAGATCCAAGCCCTGAAAATTCAGAAATGCTTCATTTAGATTTTTGGGAAGTTGTCGCCAACGTTCCAGAGGCAGCTGCTGCTATGCAATCTGTATTTGACGCGATACCAGCTATTGAATCATACTATAAAGAAGGAATATTAGAAGAAATTCCTTTAGAAGAAGATGCCGAAGAAGTCGAAGGTGATTAACTATTATTTTATGGTTTGTGAAGCTCTTCATGAGGAGAGAACAAAACCATTGTATAATACAGTCATAAGAAGAATCAAAGAGTGTGGAGATAATTTTTATTTTCTAGGAGGATTTGACGCAATTGATGAAATTCCAGTAATAAAGGTTTGTGATTTTGATGACTATAACTCTTGTGTTGAAAAAATAGAATCAATATTTAATCAAGATTGGAATGATGCTGATTGGCACATAATTTGTGACGACGATACTTTTATACATACTGAGAATTTAAATTCATTTATAAATAAATTATCCAAAGACAATTTAAGAATATATTGCTCTCAGCTTTGCCACCCAAGGAAGGCGATATTTGGAGGAGCTGGCATTTTAATGAACGATAAAACTTTTAAATTAATCCAGAAATTTGTAATAGAAAATGGATGGAAAGAAAATAGACATTTTCAAAGCCACTCTGACATAGCATTATCACACATTTGTTATCGTTTAAATAAAAAGTTAAAAGCGGATAATAAAGAAAATGATAAAATATATGTTAGCGCCCTCAAAAAAATGTATTCTTTTGATCCTCACACAATGGAGGAAAGCCAAAATATAATTAATGTAAAGGGTGATCTTATCACCGCACACATTAAAGATTTGGAGTATGTTTGGACTGACTTCAATGAACAAAAATGCCCTTACCAATCTTTAGAAAATGCCTTTTGTAGATCATAAAAACAATTTTATCTTTATACATATTCCTAAATGCGGAGGGAGATCTGTCAAAAAAGTATTTAACTTTAAACTTCACGACCACTATGGGATATCTAAATTATATTTTGGACCCACCGACTATTGCCCTACTATAGATGATCTCTTTAAATTTGCGTTTGTTCGAAATCCTTGGGATAAGTTCGTTAGTGCTTATGAATACCTTAAAAGAGGGGGAATACCTCGTTTTGACAGACCTAAAACACTAACAATTAAACAAGAATATCCAAAATTCAAGGACTTTATACTTGCAAAACATGTTTGGGAACAATGGGTTTTTTTCAAACCACAATTAAATTTTATAACCGTGGATGGATCAATTAAAACAGATTTTGTAGGAAGGTTTGAAAATTTTCAGAATGACTTTAATTTTATATGTGATCAAATTAATTATCCTAGAGTAAAACTTCCTCATGTAAACGCAACAAAACACATTCATTATACTGAATATTATGACGATCAATCAATTAAGATTATCGCGGAAAGTTTTGAAGAAGATATAGATACATTTAAATATAGATTTGGAGAATAGATTATGATGTGTTGCAAAAATAAGTTTATCTTTATACACATAAACAAAACTGGTGGTAGTAGTATTACTAAGCTTCTAGTAAACGCTGAGAACCCTCCGCAGAAGCATAATTGGGCTTGGTGGTACAAAAAGTATAAGCCTACGGAATTTAATAGTTATTTTAAATTTTCTATTATACGTAATCCTTGGGATAAATTGCTGTCTCAGTATTTCTTTAGAGTTAAAGATAATACTCAACATGGATATATAGAAAGTGCTAAAGACATGAGTTTCTTAGATTTTTTATTAAATCCATTTCCTGCAAAACATGCATCACAGCATAGTAAACTATTTGAAGGTGACGTATGCTTAGTCGATTTTATTGGCAGATTTGAAAATCTTCAGGAAGACTTTAATACTATTTGCGACAAAATTGGAGTCCCGCAACAAGAACTTCCTCACGTAAATAAAACAAAACATAAGCATTACGCCGAATACTACGATGAAGAAACGAAACAAATTGTTGCAGAAATATACGCGAAAGACATCGAATATTTTGGTTATAAATTTGGGGAATAATGGTTACTTTTATTATATGTGTTAAACATTACGAAAACTGTCATTCATACAATGATATTTGGGATTTATTAGAAAAGACCTTGGTTTCTGTATGTGGTCAACTTGATGACAGATTTGAAGTAATAGTCGTTTCAAATAAAACGCTAAACACCTTTCCAGAAAATAAAAAAATTAAAAAGGTAAAGTTTGTAGAAGTTGATTGGCCACCACCATTGCCTCCAAACAATTGGCAAATAGACACTCAGGTAACTCAAAGCATTGCAACACCTCAAGCCAGATTAGATAAAGGCACTAAGTATATTTTAGCTTTAAGTGAAGTTGATGATGATAACTATGTCATGATTGTTGACGCAGATGACTTCATACATAGAGATCTAGTTAGAACTATTAATAATTCAAATAAAGATTTTTTAAGAATCAATAAGGGTATTCAAATGGGTGTAGATGATTCATTTAAGTGCATTGATAATTTTGATAAAAAGTGCGGGACTTGTAATATAACTAAAGCTAGCATACTTAAAGAGCAAATTAATTTTAAAAATGTTAATCTTAGTTCATCCCAGCATACTATAATTAGATCTACACAAAAATTTTATTTAATAAGAGTGATAGGATCTCATGTATTTTCTTGGAAATATTTTAATTATAAAGGATATGAAGGTAAAAATATTAATTTTAGAGCAGCCATATACAATTGCTCTCACAATGAGCAACACTCAGGTAAAGCCAATTTAAAGTTTTCCCAAAAAATGAGTGAAAGTATGAAAATGCATTTTAACATATGAAGTTTGTCATTGTTGGTTGTGGCTTGAGTGGGATTACTGCTGCTCGTCTACTTAAAGATAAAGGCTATGAGGTTAAAATTTTTGAATCCCGTAATCACATTGGAGGCAACTGTTATGATGTTGACATTGAAGGTCTTTACTTCCACAAGTATGGCCCACATATTTTTCATACGGATGATGAAGAAGTTTTTGAGTTTCTATCTAGGTACACAGAATGGATTGATCTGGAGTATAAGCCAATTGGTAGAACCCAGATTGGCGATATACCTTTACCATACCACGACAAAGGTTGTGAGGCAGTTATAGGGAGGACACTCTCTCAAGGAGAGATTAAAAAATACATTTTTAAAGACTATAGTGAGAAACAATGGGGAGTGAATTTTGGGAAGATTCCTAAAACAATCACAAATAGAATCCCAAGTACGAAGAACTCAGAAAGTCCAACTTGGTTTGAAGGTCAAAAATATCAGTGTATACCAAAAGAAGGATACACAAAAATGTTTGAAAAAATGTTAGATGGGGTAGAAGTTGTTTTGAATGCGGGACAGGAAGAATGGAGGGAAGAGGATTGCGATAAAGTTATTTATACAGGCAGGATAGATCAGTATTTTAATTTTTGTTTTGGTGAATTACCTTATAGGTCTTTAAAGTTTGAGCATTACCCTACAATGGATAAGCAAGAAGTCCTTGTTTATAATGAATGCAATAACGAGAACAAATGGACCAGACAATATGATCATTCTTATTTTAGCCAGAATCATTCGGGACAAACCATAATTACAAGAGAATATCCTAAAAGCATGGAAGAGGGAGATATTCCATTTTACCCCATTCCTTGGGGGGGAGATCAGCAGAGGCATTTAAAATACGAGGAATTAGCTAAAAAAGAAGAAAGTACAATATTTCTGGGCAGATTAGCTAAGTATAAATATTTAGATATGTGGATGGCAGTTAAGCATGTTTTTTTGAAATTTAGATGTTAATTTGTTGAATTATTGCTCTGAATTTCTATAATCAGGTAAGTATGAACGAAATCAAAATTACCTTACAAGAAAACGAAGCTAACGCACTTCTTCAGATTATTGATGTCGCTGTAAAAGCTCAAGGGCTTCAGATTGCTGAAGCAGGTTCTTTCCTTGCTACTAAAATTCAAGAGCAAGCAAAATCTCAATTGCCACAAGCAGAAGCAGAGGCTCCAACTGAAGAGGAATAAAATGCGTTTTTCTGGCAAAGACCGTATCGTGAAACAAGTTCAAAAAAAACTTGGCTTGCGTGATGATGGAATTGATGGACCCGCTACATGGAAAATGATTTGGGAAAATCTAATTCATGACGATAAAGGAGAGCCAGAAAAGCCAGAGCCTGAAGCTCAAGAACTTAAAGATGATTACCCTGAAGTTTATAAAGCTTCTCCAAACCAATCTGGAACGATTAAGCCCAAGTATGTGATTCTGCATCATAGCAGTGGAAGTCATGATGGGACTCGTTCATGGATTTTAAATTCTGCATCAAAGGTCAGTTATCACTATCTTATTGCGCCTGATGGATCTCGTACGCAATTTGTGTATGACAAAAAAAGAGCTTGGCATGCTGGAAGATCTTCTTGGAAAGGTGTGAGTGGTCTAAATGGTCACAGTATCGGTATTTCTTTCTACGGAGACACTAACAAACGTAAGCCAAGTGCGGTTGAGATTGATTCCGCTGCCAAGAAATGCAAATACCTCATGGATAAATTTGACCTTGGAGTAGAAAACATTCTAACGCACAAAATGGTCGCGCCTAATAGGAAAAATGACCCTTCAGATGAGACTTATCAAATGGTTATTAATCGTATTAAAGAACTTTAGAGGGTAGTTCATAGAGAAAGGCGGGTCCACTTCTTAGTTATCGGTGGACTCGCCACTAATATCATGAGTCAAGAAATAATGAATATTAAAGTGGATCGTCACGACATTTTTGATTATGTTGTAGGGAATGCTTCTTATGATCCAATTGAAAAATGCATTGACCCAATGTTATATGAAACATATGGGGACTTTATCCTCAAAATTTCAGGTCAAGAGTATATCTATCAATTAGAGGATTATCAACGTTTCTATAATGAAATGTTTAAGTTAAAAACAAAAGCACTCAATATGCACACCTCCGAAATTTTAAGACTTTGTGAGGAAATTGAAGAGATTGCTCCTAAAATGGTTAGTCTATGAGACCTTTTGAGAACGCATTCAACAAAATGTTGGAGAGGGAAGAATCTATGAAATACGAAGAACTAAGTAAATTAGTAATTGATTGGGGACAAGATAAGGGTATTTTCAACAAATCTACTCCATTGCGGCAATTAGACAAAACTCAAGAAGAGCTTGATGAAACAAGACAAGCTTTGCAAAAGTTAAATGATTTTGATTATCAAGCAGATTTGATGGAAAGTATTGGGGTTCCTACTCCAACTGAAGAGGATATTCGTGCAGAGGTAAAAGATGGTATTGGTGATATGTTAGTCACTATTATTTTATTAGCAAAGATGGTTGATATGGATACAGTTGACAGTTTGAATGCTGCTTATGACGTTATTAAAAGTCGTACTGGCAAAATGGTGAATGGACAATTTGTAAAAGATAAGTGATGAAAAAAGTAAATACTTACGAAGCCAAAAAGAAAATTAGACGTAAAGGAGTACATGCTAAAAGTAAGACTTCTAAGCTCAAAAGTTCTAAAAACTATAAAAAGCCCTATAGAGGGCAGGGTAGATAATTCCCTGTTTTTTTGTTTCGTGTAATAAGTGATACAAACAAAATATTGTTATGGAATCACTTATTCAATTCGTCGAAGGTCAAGCATGGTTTAACTGGGCTTGTGCTGTTATTGCAGCAGCTAGCGCATTTGCAGCTTTAACTCCCACCCCCAAAGAAGGTACTGTCCTTGCTAAAGTATATAAGATTGTTGACTTTCTTAGTGTCAACATCGGCAAGGCGAAAGACAAGGGAGATAAAAAGTAAGATTAAAATATCTTAATTTTATAATTAATCCATGAGGGTAATTGTCTTATCTGCTATTACATCTTTTTTTTGTTATTCTGCCATTTCTAATCAAGTAGAAACGAAGCAGGAAGTAAAAGAGAAGGAGAAAGATAGGAAAGAAAAAAATAAAAAAATAAAACTAATTTAAATAATTTAAAAGCCGTCCTTCGGGACGGTTTTTTTATTATTAGCTATTGAATTTTCATGTATTCTAGCTAAAATCAGTTAATGAACTTAGAGCCTGTGTTTTCTAGGGTGCAAAGACATCCAAAAGGTTGGGGAGAAGAAGTATGGATTACAAACAATGACTTGTATTGTGGTAAGATTTTGAAATTTAATAAGGGTGCAGAGTTTTCTATGCACTATCATATTAAAAAAGAGGAGACTTGGGCTATCATAGAAGGCCGGTTGATGTTAAAATATTACGATTTGGGTAATGCTATTGAGAAAGAGGTTGAATTAGAGGAGGGAGATACGGTTCACTTAAGGCCATGTATTCCTCACAAGCTTATAGCTCTAGAGGATTCTAAAGTTTTTGAAGTTAGCACTCAACATTTTGAGTATGATTCTTATAGAATTCAAAAAGGAGATTCACAAAAATGAAAATATTAATCATCGGAGAGTCATGCTTAGATATTTTTACTTATGGGTCTGCTGATAGATTATGCCCAGAAGCTCCAGTTCCTGTTTTTAAACAAAAAGATTCAGTTACTTTCATGGGTATGGCTTCAAATGTCCATAGAAATGTCGTTGCTTGCCTTAATGATTTAGGTAAAGAAGCAGAAGTAGAGATTAAAAGCAATCAAAGCACTGGAGCAAAGGTTAGATATATTGATTCCAATTCTAATCAAATGTTTTTGCGGGTTGATTCAGATGAGTATACAGAGATTAATAAATTAAAGTTACGCGAAGCTAATGTATGGTCTTATGACGCTGTAATTGTCTCCGATTACAATAAAGGATACCTAACAGATAGAGATTTAAAATATATTGCAGATAATGCTCAATTGTCTTTCTTGGATACAAAAAAGAAATACAAACCCGAATGGGCTAATTCGTTTGATCTTATCAAAATCAATGAAAAGGAATATAAGGAGAATGAATTTGAAGGGATGGGGATGGAAAACCTCATTGTTACTTTGGGGAGTAAAGGGTGTAGGTTCAGAGGAAAAAAATATCCTTTAAAATCTGTGGCTCAAGTAAGAGATGTGAGTGGTGCTGGTGATACTTTCCTTGCGGCTTTTGCGACTAGTTATCTATTTAATCAAAATATAGATTTAGCTATTGAGTATGCTCAGGCTTGTTGTAGTATCGTCGTCAGTAAAGCAGGAACAGCAACGATATGAATCACCCCAAAATAGTTGATGCATCTACAATCATGCACCATTTCGCGGTAGAAGGCGAAAAGATGGCTTTTACAAATGGTTGCTTTGACTTATTTCATGCAGGTCACGCACACCTTCTAAAATCAATTAAGGAAGATTTGCCTGATGATTATAAATTAGTTGTTGGTGTGAATGGCGATAAAAGTGTTAAAAAGAATAAGGGTCCAGAAAGACCTATTATTAGCCAAGAGCAGAGAGCTTTCCTTGTTGCTTGCCATGATTGTGTTGACTATGTTTTCATATTTAATGAAGCGAGAGTTTCTGGTTACCTGAGACATTTCAAGCCATGTCGCTGGTATAAAGGTGGAGATTATAGCGTTGCTACATTACACCCCGCTGAGAAAGCAGAGTGTGGGCAAACAGAAGTATGTTTTATTCCATTTTCTGAGGATGTAAGCGCCACGAAAATAATAACAAAAATCAAAGAAGTATGAAAACTTTTATTATAGACATTGACGGGACTATCTGCACGGATAGTAGAGGTAGATACGAGTTAGCCAGACCTATGGGTTCTCGTATACAATACTTTAATGAACTGTATGACAAAGGTAATGAGGTTATCTATTGGACAGCTAGGGGAGGTAACTCAGGCAAAGACTGGACTGAATTAACAAAAAGCCAGCTTGAAGGCTGGGGAGTCAAATATACAGAGCTTAGGATGAATAAGCCATCATACGATTTTTGGATCGATGATAAAGCTTACAATGGAAATAGGTTCTTTGATGAGCTTTATATTTAACTAGAGCTAGATTCTCCCTGAACAAAGAAGTATATATTATTCCCTTCCTGTCTTATTTCTAAATCATTATTTTCTCTTGGGTCTTCAGCTAAGGCTCTATATTCGATATCACCATTAGCCAAGCTAGAATTGAGAGGCTTCATCACTCCATAACCTGCTCCATCCGTGGGACTATCTCCCTCAGTTTGGAATTGATCAAACTTTTGGTAATGACCTCTAATATGCAAGTGGATATTTTCTCTTATGTATAGTTCTTCAAGATCACCAGATTCCATTTTAGCTAATTCTAAATAATATTCTGCGGAGGGAACTTCTGGAACTCCATCTCCATCTACATCACTTTGAGCAGTAAAGTTCTCAAATGTTGCACTACCGCTATCATCTTTTAAAATTTCCGCGCTTTGGATTGCTCCATCTTGATGATTAAATGTTATTTTTAAAGTAAAAGTCGCTGACTCTTCTCCCATAGTATGTGTTAATCCAGCAACGTCAATCCTTTTTCCCCCAGCAGCATAATCAAAAACATAAGCTTGATTAAATGTTACTTCAAATTCTCTATCCCCTTCTGAGCTGAGACTTGGCTTTACTTTCGGCATGAAAGGCTGGGCCATCCAGTTAAATGCTGTACAGTCAGGTGGAGTTGCTTTAATGTGGAAAGTGTTTTCACTCATACATGAAGAATGTTTATAATCTCTCCATTTTCACATAAATGGTAAAGATGGTCGAAACTACTAAAGTTATTGTAGTTAATGCATTTAATTTCTTTTTCTGGAGAATCTGGATTTCTACCTAAGAAATATTTCTTACCTCCAGCCTTCAGGCTACCATCAGGCCAGAGGAATTGTTTTTCTGCAAAAAAGCAATCTTTTAACTGGGTATTATGCCATGTTTCGATGTAAGCAAATTCATTATCGAAATCGTGTCTTTTAGTTTCGATTTCTAATTTCTTTTTAACAATCGTTTTCACTAAAAGATTTTATAGAAAATTGAATAAAAAATCAATTATTCTTTTTCTTCTTTGTGTTTACCCTCTTTTTTCATCTTTTCGATAATCTTTTTTTGGAGGGCAGGAGGAAGCTTCTTTTGTTTTTCAGTTAGCTCTCCCTTGCTATCGTCCATCATCATTGCTCGCATTTTACCATATTGCACTGCACAAGCACTATAAGTCTCTTTATCTCCCATTCCAGCAGTGTCTGTAAAAGTTTTGTCTTCCATAGCGCACATGCTCATATATGACTTGTAAACTCCAGCTTCTGCTTCAGAATATTTCTTAGCGATAGTTACTTCCATTTCTCCAGCATCATTGACGCTAGCCTGACTTTGTAAGGGATTTTCGAAATTATCCATAGTATAATTAGGTTATATTATTATAATACACTAGAAACATTAAATAAATGGAAAAAGTCGCTTTCTTAAATTTGACCATCAATTCTTTTACCCGAAACAATGTTTGGAAAAAATTTATTGACGGTGGCAGTAAAGATCTATTTAATTTATATCTGCACCCAAAGTTCAAATCCCCAAGTGTGTTCTCTGATTATCAGATAGAGAATATTGTTCCAACGGCTTGGGGTCATTTTTCATTAGTTGAAGCTACTATAGAATTAATGAAAGCAGCTTTGGAAGATGAAGAAAATGAATACTTTTCTTTAATCAGTGACTCGCATTTTCCCCTTTATGATTTAGATACGACAGTAGACCTAATAAAAGAAAGGTACAAAAAAACGACCTTCACAAAGCATTTTAGCTTTCACACTAAGGTAAAAGGCCAGAAGGTATTTAAAGAGGGGATCAAGGGCTATGATTTTGGAGAATATAATGCAGTTTGCCAGTTTTTTGTTTGTCGTAGAGAAGATGCGATTAAGTTTATTGAGACTTTTGATCATTGGTCTAAGTATTTTGTAAAGAATAAGGTTATTTTTGCTGATGAATTTTACTTTTGGGGGGTCGCGAAACAGTTGGGTATGGATTTTGAGATGGGGCAAGCGACAACTTACTCTGATTGGAGTATAAGAAAAGATTTGATGGGCAATGTAGATAGAAATCCAAGGGCTTTTGACAAAATTAGTAAAGGGATGGTTGACACTTATCGCAAAGATGGGTATCTTTTTGTCAGGAAGATTGTGCCTTCTACTTTAGTGCTGGCAGATCCTTTGACTTTTTAATTGAAAAAAATGCAAAATACAGTAGAATTATTAGGACACTATGGTAGTGACGAAGTTATTGCTTGTAGTGCTTGGACATCAACAAGTAGAGACTTAGATGAAAAGAAAAGACAGAGAATTCCGAAGCTCATCGACATGCTTTGGAGCAATGGACACGAGACCCCTTTTGAAAAGGGTAGCGTCCATTTTCTTGTTGATTGCGATATTGCCAGTCATATTCATTTACTTAAGCATAGATTATCTTCGCTCAATGCAGAGTCGGCACGATACAAAGAACTAAAAGAGGATAAAATGTTTGTCCCTGATGATTGGCCAGAGTTTTGGAAGGACCAATTAAAGCAGTATACTGAGGATGGGAATAGACTCTACCACAAATGCCTTGCTGATCTTGAGCCAGAGTTAGGGCGTAAACGAGCGAAAGAATCTGCACGGTTCTTCAAGACTTACAATAGTCGTATTCAAGCAGATGTTCAGTTCAACATGAGAAGCTTTGCCAACTTCCTAAAACTTAGGAATAGTGGACACGCTCAGAAAGAAATAAGAGAAATTTCTCAGAAAATGCTTGATCTAGTAAAGAATATTGAAGATAATCCATTTAGATACACTCTAAATAGTTGGGGATATTAAATTATGCAAATAAAAAAAAATGAACTCCGCTCTCTTCAGCAGGTTCGAACTTATGAATTGGAGGACGGAGATATTATTGATAACTTTGGTTCTATAGAAAGATTCAAGAAGATTCTTGATGACTCTGAACAGCCTACAGAAGAGGAAAATGAGATGTTATCTAACATTCTGAGCGATTGTCCAGTAGAGGAAGACAATATTATGGGTGATATTGAAGAATCATTTTTTGAGTTTTAATAAATTAGATGCAGTAGAATTATGCAATACGCTTACATAAATACAGTTGTTAATAATCAGAAGAAAAATAACGCTTCTCTCGTTTACTTCCAGATTAGTTCTGATGACGGGAGGCACTTCTTATTTACAGAGAATGAATTGAAAAGAGCTGAAGCTCGCGCAAAAAAGAATCCAGAAGATATTATAGCACGAGAGATAACATTTATTAAAGATTAATATGGGGAAAGAAATATATTACGCTAATACAGAAAATGATGCGTTCATGCGTATTGATTTTGATGGGGTACGATACTTTAAAGATATTAATCGTACAATAAAGCACAGGAAAGGGAAGCCAGCTGTAATCTTTAATAATGGTTGTGAGGAGTACTGGGATCATGGAAGATTGCATAATCTTGAGGGTCCAGCGATAACAACTAAAAATGGGAAGCAGGTATATTACTTAGGCGGTAGAAGGTTAAACCAGCGACAGTGGCTTGAGGCTAAAAATAAAATTAATTTAAACGAGGATGTTATTAGTGTAAATAATACCCATGAAGATAACAGGGAAACAAACAGTAGAGATTGAGATCTCTGAAGGTCAAAGGCATTTAATTACTCTTGATTATATTTCAGAGGTATTTAATTGGGACTCAGACTACTTTATTGAGGGAGGTTGGGTAATTAAGCGTGATATAGCTCACACTTCGCACTCATTTGAGATTAAAAATAAAGTTAGGGAGGCTACCAAGCAGGATCAATGCTTGTATGACATCTTTAAAACTTTGAAAAGACAGGCTTTCTAGTCGTTCTTTTGGCCTTTAGCTTTTTCGATTTGATCAGAGGTAGGCGCACCTTTGTCGCCTTTCTTCCTCATTTTTTCACCAGAGCCTCTTTTGATTCGCTCTTTCTTTTTCCTGATGTTTTCCCACAGGCTACTGTCAGACTTTTCCTTTTCTTTTAGGATCTCGTCATGACGCTTCATAAAAGCCTTGTGATCTGGACCAGCCATATACAAAGTCTCTCCATCTTCTGTTGTATGAGTGTGAATACCCTTTAATCCCATTTTTTCAGCGTCCTTCATTGCTTCTTCTTTTGTTTTGAAGTAATGTTTTTTTACATCAGGAGATGCTTTAGAAAAGAATAAGATGGAATCTTCTTTATTTATTGGATCGCTAATTACCACAGATGCTTTACTTTCGGCTTTTTCAAATTGAGAATAACAAACGGCAGCTCTTTGCTTGTCATCTTGGAATTCTTTTTTATCTGCAAGGTCTACAATGCAGCGACTAACAAATTTAGACCTTTTTTCTCCATTATTTGGCATTGGCAATGGCATATTTGTATATACACCAAAAAGTCCCAAGTTTAAGCGGGATTTTGCCAAATAAGGGGTTGCTAAATTTTCTTACGAAAAATAATATTCGATGGCATCATTTGAAATCGGAAATGAATAAGAAAATTCTAATGATGCATTATCGTCTAAAGAATGAGAATGGTTTACAGAAGTTAAAAAACAATTGTGAACTTTTATATTTAAATTTGGGTTTGTAGAAGCAGATCCCAAAGCAGTTTCTGACATTACAAATGTAAAGTTTCCTTTTTTAGCAACCAAGCTTGACAAGTCTAAAGTCTCTTCAACTTTATTTTTAAGAATAGATATATTTAAAGATCCTTGTGCTGGTAATACAGGATATCTTCTTCTCGCTCCTCGTTCTCCGACTCTGATTGTGGGTCTTCTATCTATCCCTACAGAAATAGAGGCAGATTGGATTGGATAATCTGTAGAGTTTAGTCCTTCAGTTAGGGTTGTGGTTAGAGTTATATTTTGCGGTCTAAAAATATTTATTTTCGAAGAATCTATATCGGCATCTTCATATGACTCTGACTCATTTACAGATAAGGAATCACACTGATATCCATAGTTGCCCACGGCAAATTCTCCGACATTAAAGTCCAAAGAAAAGTTTGTGAGGTTTGCTTTATTGAAAGTGGTTTCAGCAGTAGCGTCCTTCAACTTTAATGTGGACTCATCTGAGCTTAAAAACTTCAAGTAGTTACCAGTTCTGCTTAAAACATGATCATTGACGATAAATTCTATAGATGTATCAACAGGCTGATCTGCTGTTAAAATATAATTTTCTTGTTTGTAAGACCCAAGTTTCCTTAGCTCTTGAACATTTTTGGGGTTCTGATAATTAAAAGACTGAACGCCCCTAATTAAAGTGCTATCAATATAGACTTGGCTCTCATGAGAATGAACTCTTGTTACAGAAGGCATATCTTATATTACACAAAAAACCCACTCCCGTAGGGGTGGGTTTGTGAGTGGCGAATTTTTAATCGTTTTTACTTAATTTCTCGCTCTTTATTTAAGTCTTCTGGTAGAAGACCAAATTGTCTTGCGAAGGTGTATGGAATAGGAATCTCCATAGAAGTTTTAAACTTATCTAATAAGTCTTTTAGTTCTACCTTCTGAAGCCCTCTATTGAGAGGTCTCCCCATTTTATTTTTTTCTTTTACATCGTTCATAGTAAACTTTGGCTATTTTTTTTATGTGAATAGTGGCTCACAAAACTTTGAAGATTATCTAAATCTTTATATTCAATCTCATACCTAGACTGATCATAGGTAAAATTATTAGTTTTTGTTCCAGCTTTCTTTAGTTTAGCTATTTGGAAAAACCTTTCTTTAGAGATTACTCCGCAAATCCAAACTTTGCTGAAATCATTTTTGACTCTATTGAAAATATAATAATCAGCTGACCTCTTCTTCTGCTCCTCATATAGAGTAGCACTATAATAACCTAAAGGCTTTGAGTTGCAACCTTGGGACTTAGCGTCCAGAGACATTGAATTAAAATGAAAATCAACATTTAAATCGTCGCTGTATTTAATGTTAGGAAATTCATGGTTAATGCATACTTCAGCTAAATAGCCTGTAGTTTTTTGCCGATCACTGTTAAGCCTATGAGTTCCTCTGTCTCCAAATCTTTCAGCAGCTTCTGAAGTTCTCCTCTTAGCTTCTTCCCATATTTCTGGGGTAACTTTTACTTCAATCATCTGTTTTTTTAAGTTCAGATCTTTGTTCCATAAGCATCGCTTTAGCTAATATCGCGTAATTTACGATATCATCGCAAGCATCTTCAACACTCTCATTTGAAACTTTCAACTCCTTGTCATTTGTGAAAGACCTAATCCTTTGGATCTTATCAATTACTCTAAGCAGTAAGCCTTGCACTGGATCAATTCCAAGTACAGATGCAGCATTAAAATTAGCGAAGGGGTCTGTAGATTTTTCTCCACCAGTGTAATCGCTATTTTTTTGTCTCATGATCCTCCTGCAAGTTTCGCAGGTTTCTTCATGCAGTTCTAGTAGTTCTTCAGTTGTCATAAGATTTTTTTTCTTCCATTTTTTTGATGTGGTTTTCCCAGATATCTTCATTTTGATATTCTTTTATTTGTGTCTTGGCTCTATCTATTCTTTGTAAAGCTAAGTTAGCTCTTGCAGCCCAATATATTTGGAATGGGAATTTAAACCAGCAAATCAAGCCAACTACAACCCCAAGGGGTACTCCGACTACAATTGATCCGATTATTATCAAACAGTTTTCAAATTTCTCTCTCATAAATTAAAGTATTTTTTATTTTACGGTATACCACTTTGGCTTTTCGCTGTATTGCCATTTCGCCATATAAGATTTGTCGTGATTATAATACTCGCGATACTTTTCGACAACAGAAAGAGTTTCGAAGTTTGGTAGTTGTCTGCATCTCTGGTCTTGAGCAATCGCTACAGCAAATTCTGTTTGCTCTTTTCTGTCGAAGTTTAAGCGATGTTTGTTCTCCAGAATCCAAATAAAAGTATCTGTGCTTTTGTGACGCTTGCCATACCTTTTAGTATATTCGTTAAGTAAAGCTGCTGTATGCTGGACAAGCCACTCAAAGTTACCACGGGACTCTCTAGCCCAGATTGCAGAGGGATGATTGTAATGAGTCTTCTTATATGGAGCTTCAAGATCCTGCATCCAGAATGTAGTGCAGAGAAGTTGATTGCATTCAAGAATCATCTTGACACAATGTTTGTCGCAATGCTGGCGAGCAGCAATTTCGGGGTCTTTGTCTAAACAGAATATATTCATGTCTGGGCTAATTTAAACACTTAAAAATTAAAGTCAAGCATCTTTTCCCTCATTTGTGTGCAAGGCTACTTCGATCTCATGTCTAGCAAATCGTAATCCAATCACTAGAAAATCCCAAAGATCACGATCATACTTCTCGCTTAATCCTAATTTTTGTTTAGTTTCTTGGTAAAGGTCTTTCTGAGCTTCTTTTAATTTGAGCATTTTCTCTTTAGCTTGGTCTAACGCTTTTAATTTTTCTTCTGAGGTCATCAATAATATTCTCACTGTTTTCCGACCTTAGTCAAGATCAAAGTGTAATTATTTAAGATGAAAAGACTTTCTTCAGTCGAGGTTCTAAATACAAAAATAAAAATTATTTACGAGGAAATGGAGGACTGGGGGGAATGTTTTATGGATGATAAGCTAATTAAATTGAATAAAAAATGCTTAAAAGACCCAGAGCAGCATTGGTGGACACTGGTTCACGAAGTTACTCATTTGATTTTTGAGATGACAGGTATAGCGTTTATGGAGAATAATGATGAGGAAGCGTATGTTCGATGTGTAGAAAATTTAGTAATTCCTTGGGTGCTGAAACACAACGAGTTAAGAAAAAAGTGATTTTTTAATCAAAAAGGTGTTGACCCGCCTGAGAATTCTGATATTCTCTGGGTATGGAAATCAACAAGATATTCAAAGAAGCAATTGGGCAAGAGTCAGTCAAGCGCACTTTGAGTGTGTTCATTGACTCTTATAAGGCAACAAACCGTTTGCCGTTTATCAACCTCACTACCCAGAAGGGTGGAGGTAAAACCTTCTTTGCTCGTAAGTTTCGCGAGGCTCTTGAGCGTCCAGATGGCACTCGTCCTCCAATGCTTGAGATTAACGGCAAGACAATCAGAAACGCTCGTGCGTTCTTTGAGCAGGTTTACCCATTGTGGGTTGAGCATAGTGCTTTTCTTTTTATTGATGAGGGACACAACATCCCCAAGGACTTGCAGGAAATTTTCTTGACAGCACTGAATGTGGACAAAAATCCAGTTAGGACTGTTACTACAGAAGAGGGAACTTTCACATTTGATTTTTCGAAGCTTTCACTTTGCATGGCGACAACAAATCAAGAAAAGCTTTGTGAGCCACTTAGAGATCGACTTAGAGATATTTCTTTTGAAGATTACTCTGGGGAAGAACTTTACAAAATCTTTGAATCTAATCTAGAAAAAAATGTACAGATTGATCCTGCAACGAAGCAGGAGATCGTTTCTGTATTGAGAGGAAACCCAAGGGACGCTGTAGTAAAGGCTCAGGACGCTCAGACGTATTCCTCCGCTACCAAGCTGGAAGTCTTCACAAAGACTGTCTGGTCTGAGTTCTGCACTGCTATGGGAATCAATCCAATGGGCTTATCAAACTCTGAGATTCAAATCGTGAAGACTCTGAGGGACAGGGGAGCAATGACACTCAATGGACTCTGCTCTGTGACTGGCTATCAGAAGCAAGCTATCCAGAGAGACTATGAGCAGATTCTGGTGAGGAAGAACTTGCTAGAGATAGATGTCAAGAGAAAACTTACCAGACAGGGAATGGCATTTGCTCAAACAATTTAATGAAAAAAAACTTGACCCTAAGATAAAACCTACTATTATATGACCATGAACGACGAACTGGACATTGACTTTACTAAGATCGACATCGCAGTCAACGGCAACAAGATCGAAGCAGAGAACCTTTGGGAACTCATTGGTGGCTTGGAAAAAGCTCTCAAAGAGGCAGAGGTGATTGACTATGACGATACTCTTGAGGTTCTCTCCAGAGAAGCTAGTGCAGTCGTTTCGAAGTGCGGATACTAATCTCCTAAATAGAAAAACAAACCAACTAATAAAATGGCAAAACGTGGAAGACCCAAAGGTGGCACATCATTTGTGAACATCAACCTAGAGCAACTGAACGACTTGTTTGGTAGAAAGCAGACAATCCCTGTATCAAGAGTTTGGCTGGAGAAATTAAATGTTGTTATTGACTCTGCTCCTACCGCAGTAGTTACCAGTAGCGAAGCTCCTACAGAGGAAGCCTCAAAGATTGACATCAAGCTAGAAGCATAATGTCTGAAGTCAAAACATACAATGTTTACAGTCGTAAGGGCGATTGGATGGGCGGGTATTCAACTGACCTTGAGAAAGTGAATCCCTCCATCAATTGCTTAGATATGGCAAAACAAAATGCTATTCAGTGCAAAGGTAAGGTGCTAGCTATGCTCCAAGACGGATCAGAAAAAGAAGTATTCCCAAATGAAGGAGGTGAATAATGAATACTGAATCTATATGGCTGTTTGTCTCACTGATCGCGATGCTAATATTACTCATTAATTGTTTTAATCAATAAATAGAAGAGGGTGCATAGTCCAATGTAGAGACGGGGCGATATAAAGCTTGTCAACGTGTGAGTTCGAATCTCACTGCACCGCCAATAATATGATGGATAAAAAATTAATAAAAATGGATGGCTACGATGACTGTATTGTCGGGGTAGTGGAGAGGGCTGGTGAATGGCCAATCCTCTGCTATGATAAAGAAAAAGTTCTTTGTAAACTGGAATCCCA